GATGCAAATGCTAGAAGCTTCTGGGCTGGTATGGAAAATTATCCAAGGTATGCCAATAGAAGTGTTTGATGATGATTCTGGTGAAATCTGGGAGAATGATACGTGGGAACTTGTACGCTCTCGTACTGAGGGTGACTACGCAGGTTCTCGCGCCATTGGTTCAGCCAACCTTGTCACTGCACTGAACATGTTACATCAAAAACTTGTGATAAAACATGCCGCTAATGACCATGTAAAAGATACTAGCAAACAAAGCTTACGTCTTTTCACTGAGGTAATGGATAATCTACAAGAGCGAAAACTAATCAGAAAACGTCCTGAAAAAGTTAGAGAAACCTTTAAGATTGTTCAATGATAAATCTTGTTTATGATCATGACTGGAAACCTAATATTTGGTTCCCAAAAATTACTGGATATAGAATAAAAGATATTCATTATTGTGAAGATTTTGACAGACAAATACCTTGGATATTACAGTTTTTTCAACCTGATCTTAATATCATCTCCCCAAACGAAATTGATACAGTTGACTCATTCATATATCCTGTATTGATGCAAGAACCCTACATTCAAATTCGCACTCTTCAACAAAATCATCATGAGGACTATGGTTTTTGGGCACTTGTAAATCCCAAAGTACTAGAAGCTATTCGCAGTGGTAAAGGTAGAGTCCTAGTCGATGCTACCATGGAACCTATCAATTCTTATGATATGCAGCAATTAGTTGAGTCTCTAAAAGACTGCTCTCAATTTCCCAACGATAAAATACACTTAAATGTTAGCGATCAGCGATTTGTTGATAACGTAAATTATCATTGTTTTCCCAGTTTCTTAGAGATACATTTTTGTTGCAGACACCTACATGATATACATGATCAATTTATGTATAGCCCTGACCAACCTAATAAACTATTTAGATATAAGCCTCCTCTTGATTATGAGCACCCAAAACATCCTGATATTAATGGATTAATAGATGGTTATGATCCAAAAAGATATTTACTCTTAAACAAAAGAGCAGATAAGCATTTAGGAGCTGTATTTATTAATTATTTACTAGATTCACATAATTTATTAAAAGATGGATTAGTAAGTTTAGACTATCAAGGATATACAGTTCCTGAACTGTATGAGGAACTTAAATATACTACTAACGATAATAGATTTGAGAGACTTACTATAGGTCAGTTAAAAACTGCTAAGTCCACTACAACTGATGAGTTCCTTACAATATCAAAAGCACATGCAGTTACTCGTTTTAATCTAGCGATTGAGGCCTATTTTTCAGATAATGTGATAGATTGGCCTTTGATTACTGAGAAAATTTGGAGAAATGTTGCTTCAGAAAAACTCTTTGTTGTTATAGGACAGAAAAACACTCTTAAATGGTTTCAACAGCTTGGTTATAAATCATTTCACCCATTTATAAATGAAACTTATGATCAAATTACTAGTGACTATTCTAGGATTATGAGGGCTTTTAAAGAGGCTGTGAGATTAATAGAAATGTCCGAAGAAGAATTTGATACGCTTGAAATTAGTTGCAAACATATAATTCAACACAATCATGATAATTTTGAAAAACGTTGTTTAGAATTAAGAAAGTTTTTAGATGATTAAATATGATAAAGGAAAGTATTTTAATATCACTCAGTTTCCTGATTATAAGTTAAACTATTGGGCAGTTACTAAGTGTGGTTGCACCGCCATGAAAGCTGCCCTTGTTAAACAAAAAATATTCAATGAATCTGCTACTGACTATCATTATATACATCATCATCCAAGTTTAACGTATATTACACCTGAGTATGCAGAGTCAAACGGTCTATTTAACTTTGCTGTTACAAGACACCCATACCGTAGATTATTAGCTCTCTATAAACATTTTGCGCTACGAGATACTGAACGTTGCTTAGAGTTAGACCCGACAATAAACTTAGCAAGAGTTCATAATCTTACTTATTTCATTGAATATCTTCTAAAAGATCGAGATTTAGAAGAGTGTAATCACCATTTTCAACCCATTTATCGCTTCTTATGTGATCAAAATTTTCGTATAATACCTAAACTAATATATGACTTTGATACAACTCTTCACAGCCTAACTCATTTTTTGAGTGTTTATGGATGCACTCTTGAACGAGCGAACGTATCTAATATTTCTGTTGAGCTAAATCGAAATCAGAAAAAACTAATAGCAGATGGCTATTGGAATGACTTTAACCTTTTTAATTATGAGGAATGATATGGAAAAAGCACTACAAGATGAAGTAAAAAAAGAAATTTCACGCATCGTTGATTTAATGATTCAAGCAGAATCTATCCGAGAATCAATTGCAGAATTGAAAAAAGACATTAAAAATGAGTATGGACTACCTGTTGCAACAATCACTAAAGTTGCCACCATTGTACGTAAAAACTCACTTCAAGAAGAAGAAGAAAAGTGGGAAGAAATCAAAGATTGGGTCGATGCCTGTAGCTAATTCAAACGTGAAAAGCGCCCATAGCATTACAAGAACTCCAAACGGAGATTACAAACTTATATATGTGACAGGAGATTCTTGGTCTGCCGGAGAGTGGGACACATCAAAAGAAGATGATATCAATTTCCACGCTAGAGATCACTCATTATCTCGTTATTTAGCTGAGACTGATCGCTATAAAATAATTCATTGCCCTCACCCTGGATGGAGTGATTTAGTATCCCTTGATCAACTTAAAGCAAGAGAAGATCTAGATAAAATCGATTACATTATATTTGTAAAGACTTGTGCCACGAGAAGTTTTGTAAACTTTAAAAAAGAAGAAAATGAAGATATGTATGCTAATCCATATGTATTTCACAAGATTTATTTTATTAATAACTACATCTATGAGCATTTAAAGGATTTTAAGGATAAACTAATATTAGTTGGAGGAATAGAAAAGATCAGACCTGATTTTGACTGTTTTTTTAAAATTCCTAGCATTACAGAATTACTATACCCAGATTTCAAAGACTCAGAATACTTCGGAGATATCAAATACATAGAGCAATTTATAGAAGAAGACAAAGAAGGAGTTGATGCATTACTAACTCACTCTATCGGTAAAATTAAGTTTTGGAATAGTAAGCCTGATCTATTTTATCCTGATGGAGCACACCCCAACCGACATGCTCATAAACTAATTGCCGAGCATATTGATAATCATCTTAGACAATTTTAAATGACTCTTATACCCTGCATGAGACCCATCAGGAGCAAAGTCATTATGTTTTTCTAAATCAAGATGAAAATCTACATAAGCATCTGTAAGCTCAGATAAGTAAGGTTGAAGATGTGGAAAACAGCAGTGATGTATCATTGGAATCCTATTTCTTTGACACAATAAAATTTGTTTAGACACTGCCCCACTCCATAGTCTTCTTACCAATTCTTCTTCAGAATAGTATAGCATACCAGCCGCGTGCCAGGCTGCTTGATGTTTCTTGTCTTCAGATCTTCTATTTGATAGTATTTGTTCTGATAATATCCAGTTTCGATAGTATTTTTGATTCTTTAATACGTGGTTTGCTACTAAGAACCCTTGAATAATATTATTTCTGGCATCCCATACCTGCCACCGATACTCGCTTGTATGACCTACTACAATCAAATTAGGTTTTAACTTGACAGCTTCTTCAATTTGTGTTGTAATTAAGTATTCAGATGCACCGCTTTGCGCTAAGTTTATTAATTCAGCGTTGTAGTGGTTTTGTAAAAGATATGGATAAGCTTGAGTTTTGTCACTCAAACCTTCACCGAATGTAAAACTATCTCCGCAAGTTATTATTAACATGGATAATATTTTTGTTGTGGGTAATTCATGGTCAATGTCTTGTGATGAAGCACCTTATACAGCTTTTGACATTCTTGGATTAAAAGAACGCTGGGAAGTCACCGGGATAACCTTAGACGCACAAGCAGAATACATTATAAATAACCAACTTGTCAATAATTATCGAATTATTTGGTTAGTAGGACACCATTGGAGAGCAGATCCTAAAGGTAATGGAGACTATATATTACCATATCCTTATGAAGGAAAAGATCCTTGGGATAAACTAACCAGATCATTATGGTTCAAAAAATTTACTAAAAAGGAATGGTACTGGAGAACTAATGCTTTATTTGTCAAAGCTGTTTTAGCTGATTTTAATTTTGAAAACTTATTGATGATACCTATCTACCATCCCTCTATTGTTGATCATGATTGGATAAAAGATTCTCCTTGTATTTGGAATTATAAACTACGAGATTTTGCTAAAAATACAAATACATTAGGTTATGCAGGTCATATGACTTATTTGGGGCATGAACAACTTGCTCCTGTATTAAGAAATGAAATTTTCAAAAGATGGAATATTTCATTACCTTTAATTGAACATACATTATTAAATTAGGTTATCAAAAAGATGAGTAGTGATATAATTGTAATAGGTAACTCTTGGTCAATACCAAGTCAAGAAGCACCTAAACCAGCTTTTGATATTCTTGGCTTGAAAAATCGATGGGAAAAACCAGGAATTACTCTTGATGCTCAAGCAGAATATATACTCAAAAATCAACTCTTAGAAAGATTCAAAGTTGTTTGGCTCATTGGGCATTTTCACTGTGCAGATCCAAGAGGTAATGGGGACTACTTATTACCCTACCACTGGGGACATGGAGATATATGGGGTAAACTTGTACAAGATCTTTGGTTTAAAAAGATAACAAAAAAAGCTTGGTACTGGAGAACTAATGCGCTTTATGTTAAGGCTGTTTTAGCTGATGCAACTCCTGAAAATCTTTTAATGATCCCAGTTTATAGACCGAATATTGTTGATCATGAATTAATAGAAGATAGTCCGTGTATTTGGAGATGTTATCTCAGAGACTATACCAAAAAATTTCCTGATGGAAGAGGGCATATGAATCAAGCAGGCCATAAAGCTTTTGCGCCTGCCTTGGCTTCGGAGATATTTAGTAGATGGAAGATTACATTGCAGATGAATGGGTAGATGCAATAACCA